AAATCGTATTATCCAAACCTTGCTATTCAGAATAAATTTTATCCGCATCACTTAGGAATAGACTTCGTGTATATCTATGAAGAGCTTTTCAAACAAAGGTTACAGGCTCAGAAAGATGGAGATAAAGCAACCAATTCAGGATTAAAGCTTGCTCTTAACGGGACATTTGGTAAATCAAATGACAAATTTTCATTATTCTACGATCCGAAATATTTTATAAGCATTACAATTAACGGTCAGCTCCTGTTGTCAATGCTTGCAGAATCATTTGCTGATCTGATCAGCGATATCACTATCCTGCAAGTAAATACAGATGGTATTACAGTCAGATTGCATGATAAGGACATTGTTGATCTTAAGGAAATTTGTCAGAAATGGCAGGAAAAAACAGGATTAGTCCTGGAATTCAAAGAATACAAACAAATGGTTATCAGAGATGTAAATAACTATATGGCTGTTGATACCGATGATAAACCTAAATACAAAGGATGTTTTGAAATTATTCCTATGCAAAACGGATCAATTGCCTACAATAAAGACTGGTCTATGCGTGTGGTTCCAAAAGCTCTTGATGCTTATTATAGATTAGGTATTCCTATTGAAGAATTTATTACAAATCATGATAATATCTATGATTTCTGTCTAAGCTTCAGGGCAAGATCAGGATGGAATCTTTACAGGCAATATATAAATGACAATCTGAAAATAATTTCAAAAGAGCAACTCCAGAAAACAATCCGGTATTATGTATCTGTTAATGGTGATCTGCTTATAAAAGAGAATGAAGAAGGAAGTGTCATTCAACTTGAATCCGGATTCGTGTGTACATTATTCAACAAATATGTAAAGAAAAATATAAAGGATTACAACATTAATTATTCTTATTACATAACTCAGGCTAATAAGATTAAGAATGCTGTTTATGACGGGCAACTTAAACTATTTTAAAATGACTGACAAGTACAAAAAATTCGCTCAATTTCTTTTAGATTATTTTCATGTAGAAATCAAACTCGATAATGTTGATTTTAAGATAATTGATAAAGAATTTAAAAGAATTGAGGAACAAGAATTACAAGAATTACTTAAACTGAATAAACCAGGACTGATGTATATCAGCTGGCAGATAGCAGATTATTTTGGATATGATTCTCTTATCGTGATAGAAGGAAAAGGACGTAAAAGAGAACTTACAGAACCAAGACAACTCTGTTATTACATTGCCAATAAAGAATATAATTACGGTCCATCAGAAATAGCAAAGTTTTTCGGTGGTAATACTGTAAATGGTACTAAAAATCACGCAACTATTCTTCATGGTATTAAAACTATTCAAAATCTGATAGATACAGATAAAAATTACAAATTACTTGTAGAAACATTAATTCATAAAATTAAAAATGGAAGTACTAACCAGAGACTCGATACAACAACAGGCACTCAAAGCATTTCAAGAAGCTCCGAACAGAAAGGGAACAATCTGTCTGTCGACAGGAACAGGGAAATCGAAGATAGCGATAGACTTTATCAAAAAGAATTCAGACATCCAATCAGTATTGATCACATCACCGCGAACAAATCTTAAAGAGAACTGGAGAAAAGAACTTTTAAAATGGGGTCTTTCTGAAACCAATTCAACAGACAGATGGAAAATTGCCAATAACGAAGATCAGATACTTGAATCAGGAGAAGTAATCAGATATATGTTCATATGGATAGAAAATATTCAGACTGCTTATAAATGGGATGGAAGAGAATTTGACCTGATCATAGCAGATGAAATTCATACAATGATGACACCTGAATATTCCCTTCTTTTTAAGAATGTGAAATATAAATATCTGATGGGACTTACTGCAACTCATGATATCACAAACAAAAATGACAAGGAATGGTATTATAACAAATACTGTCCTGTCATATTTGAATATTATGACAGCGCGGATGACGGTCTGATCAACAAAACCAGGTTCTTTATCGTAAATCATTCTTTAAATAATAACGACAAGGTTATTATAAGAACGAAAAAATTCGTTGCGATAAAAGGCGAAAAAGAGTATTATGATTATTTGACCGAAAGGATCAAAGCTGGTCAGAGAATGATGCTCGCACAAGGATCTGATGATTGGTTTACTGATGCTGCAGAATGGTTCTGGAACAAAAAAGGAACACCTGAACAGAAACGTGCTGCAATGACTTACCTGAATAGTATCAAAGCAAGAAAAGAATTTCTTCTTAACCTTAATTCTACAGCAGAGTTGGCAAAAAGGATAAAAGAAGGAATACTTAACGATGTTGAAAACTCTAAAGTTCTGATATTCTCAGAACTGACTGCTCAGGCTGACAAAATCAGCCGTCATACGGTTCATTCAAACAATAAACCGGAAACAAATGAAAACCTGATCCGTAATTTTAATAATGGTGGAATCAGAGATCTTGGCAGTTGTCGTTCTCTTACGCTTGGTCTTAACCTGAAAGGTGCGACCCATGCAATTATGGAATCATACATTGGTTCTGCTACTCAATCAAAACAAAAAAAAGGAAGACTGGACAGGCTGAAATCTGATGATGTGGCAGAAATGTGGATCATCAGGGTACTTGGTACTCAGTCTGACAGCTGGTTCAAAGAAATGACCAAAGGTTTTGATCTTAAAGATGCAGAAGTAATCGACAGTAAAATGATTATGAGTAATGGATACGATTACAAAAACAAGACAATTAAAAGTTCAGCCTTCGTTTCGTGAAGATGCAAAACTGATCATTGGTAATGTGGATCTCTACGATTATTATGTAGTAAGTCCTATTCAAAAAGCAATTCTGCTCGAAGAAGAAGAAGCAATTCTTAATCGTAATCATACTTATTAAAATGAAAAACAATAACAATTTATTCAAAGTATCAGAGATAGATTTAATCTATAAAACACGTGTTAAAGCATCTGAAAGACCAAAAATCAATAACTCAAAGGATGTTGCAAACATAATGTTTGATACATGGAATCCTGATACGATTGAACACATTGAAGAATTTAAAATTCTTCTATTGAATCGTTCAAATAAAGTTTTAGGAATAAAACACGTTGCCAAAGGCGGAATATCAGGAACAGTGACAGATGTAAGAATCATTATGCAGACTGCTATTAAAGCAAATGCATCCGGAATTATTGCCTGTCATAATCACCCATCAGGAAATCTGAATCCAAGTGAAGCAGATACAAAGATCACGAATAAGATAAAAGAAGCTGGTTCTATTATGGATATTCAACTTCTCGATCATGTGATCATTACCCCTGATAAAGACTATTTCAGCTTTGCTGATAATGGACTTATTGACTAAACATTTTAATGTTTTTACATGAATAAAGAGTATTTGAAAATTTACCAGGATGACAAACTTGATATTAACTTTTATCAATTTGTCCTCCTGGTTTTAATCAACGAACAAGAATGGAATACTTTAAAGAAAATCTTTACCGAAGGTGATCTTACATTTATTCAGACCATTGCACAACTTGAAGAGAAAGGTTATATCAAGTGGCATGGTACAAGAATGGATGAAATGACACTCAGAACCAAAGGTGAAGAGATGTTTAAACATGTACGAAGAGAAAGCAAATCAGATGTCGATTCCTGGATAGAAGAATGGAGAAACATTTTTCCTGAAGGAATTAATAATTTAGGCTACAGATATCGCGGTTCAAAGTCTGAATGTCTGAAGAAAATGATTAAATTTGTAACTCACTACAAATTCAGCAAAGAAGAAATATTTGAGGCTACCCGTCGCTATGTCGAAAGATTTAGTGCAAGGGGATATATGTACATGGAACAGGCTCACTACTTCATTGAGAAGAAAGAAAGAGGAAGCAGTCTTGCTACCGAATGTGAAAGCCTGAAAGAACAACAAACCTTACAAACAGAAACTACCAGTTATGGCAGGAGAATCGTATAAAGTTCTTCCTTTTATTACTATCAAAGATGCAGCTCGCGAAGAGTTGAGATATATGAGGGGAAGGATGGAAGGTAATATTAAATCCCTTAAAACACCTTGGCGTAAATTTAACCAGGCTTCAATGAATGGTATAGAATGGGGATCTATAATTACTATTGCAGGGATGTCAGGATCAGGTAAGACAGCTGTACTCAATGCACTTGAGACAGGGTTATTTGATATGAATCCTACAGAAAAATTCGCAGTGCTGTCATTTAACTTTGAAATGATAGCAAGAAGATTAGTAGGCAGAAAGATTTCACAAAATCTGAAAATGACTGTTAAGCAAATGTATAATGCTGATACAGACAATCCTGCTTCTAATCTTAATCCACAGACTTATGAAAAAGCAGTGAGTTACACAAAATCTATTATTGACAGACCAGTATGGTATGTTGATATACCAGGGACAGTTAACGAAATTAAGACAACTATTGAACATTTTGCATTACAAATACCTGAAAATCTTGACAGAGGAATTCTTGTAACACTTGATCACAGTATTCTTGTTAAAAAATTTGGTGAACAAAACCAGCTTGAGACTCTTTATGAGCTTGCTGCTATGTTCAATGAAATGAAGAAAAAAATTAAGTCATCATATATTATTGTTAGTCAATTAAACAGAGGAATAGAAGCAGTTGAACGATTACAAAATAAGAATTTACATTATCCACAGAAATCTGATGTCTTTGGAGCTGATGCCCTATATCAGTATTCAGATGTATTTACCATTCTACATCGACCTGAGATGTTAAATCTGAGAGCATACGGACCAGAAGACATGGAAGTAAGAGATGTCATCTATTGGCATTTCATTAAAGTACGAGATGGAGATCCCTTCATTGCGAAAATGAGAAATCTCCTCAAATACAATCAAATAATAGATTTTGATTGATTAACAGATTAAACAATTTAAAATTAAAACATGAGTGAAATTATTGCAGTAGTAGGACAAACCGGAACTGGTAAATCAACTTCAATCGAAAAGCTTGATCCTAAACAGACAGCAATTATCAATGTTGTTGGTAAGCCGTTGCCTTTTAAAGGATGGAAAGCTAAATACAATTCAGAAAACAAAAACTATTCGGTTTCTGTTTCCGCAAAAGACATTGTATCAGCATTGAATAAGATTAGTAGTTCCAGACCAGAAATTAAAGTAGTTGTGATTGATGATTTTCAGTATTTAATGAGTACTGAATTCATGAACAGATCAGACGAAAAAGGATGGGATAAATTCACCGATATTGCTCGTCATGCATGGGATGTGATAAATACAGGAAAGAGTCTCAGAGAAGATTTAAAAGTATTTATTCTGAGTCATGATGAAGTAATAATGGATAATTATGTTCCTAAGAGAAAGATCAAAACAATAGGTAAAATGCTTGATGATAAAGTAACCCTTGAAGGATTATTTACTGTTGTGCTTTTTACTGATGTTACTAAAGATCAGAATACAGGTGAACTTAAGTATTCTTTTATCACTCAGAATGACGGTTCAACAACTGCCAAATCACCAAAAGGAATGTTCAAAGACTTTCTTATTCCAAATGACTTATCCTATGTAATCAAATGTATTGATGAGTATTACATGGCAGAAGTCGAATCATAAATAATAACAATTTTAAATAATAAATATTATGAGTTTAAACGGTAATTCGTCAGACAAACCTGTTTTTCAGGAAATCAAACTTTACACTGGACTTGCAAACATGAAAGTTGTAGCTATCAATCCTACAAAAGCTGAAATGGAAGCTATGGGTATGAAACCTCAAAATGATCCTATTTATCTTACCCAAGATCAAGAAGGTGTGAAAAAACTGAGACTTGATTTTTATCTGAATCATAAAACAATGAATATCAGAACAAAAGTTTCATTTTTCCTTGAAGACAAATACAGGACTGATAAGGATGGAAAAAAAGCAGAATGGATAAATAACTTCGGAAGAAGTGCCTGGGGTACAATTGACGCACCACCTTCAGAAATGAAATGGTTTGAAACAAAAGACGTGAGAAAAGCAAAGGTAGGTGAAGCTGATCTTCATGCATTCCTTATCAACTGGCTTAATATTGCACCTGCAGACGAAGCAAAACTTGACAATTTCAATGCTCTATTCCTGGGAAACTATTCCGAGCTTAAATCCCTGCTTGCTCATTATCCAAACAATGAAGCAAGAGTTCTTCTTACTGTCAGAGAAGGTAAATATCAATCAGTTTACAACAAATATTTTGATAGGGCAACAAATAAGAAAATTCTGTATTGGGAATCCCATATTAAAAACCAGACAGAAGCAGGATATCCTCTCAAAGAAGATTTCCAGAATGACTTCGCTCTCAAGGAATGGACAGAACCAACAGTTATGACAGAAGCAACTGCAACTGTAGAATCCGCATCTCAGACCGAAGCTGATCCCTTTTAATAAGTCAGAAGACTATGTTTATATCAGGTGATAGATCTCTTACTAAAGAGAACATACTAAAACAGGTAGACAGCTATACGCTGTTTAAAACATATTGTAGTCACTTTGAGGAGATAGATAAACGATTCAAGAGTGAGTTTTATAGTGACCACAATCCGGACTGTGCAATAGTAGTATGGAAAGGTGATTTAATTTACAAGGATTTCGGAGAGGGTGAAAGCTACAGGGTATTTGACTACATAGCAAAGAAGTATAATCTTACCTATCGTCAGTCATTACAGAAAGTAAATAACGACTTTAACCTGAAGCTTGGTCACTCCGTGGAGATTGAACATGAATCTGATGAAATCCTGTTACCAAAAAAATCCGGAATAGACCTGAAAAAACACGAAAAGAAAGGGACCGTAATTGAGATAAGTCCTCGAAAATGGACAGAGAATGATAAAAAATACTGGTCAAGTTACAAGATACCGCTCCGTTTGCTTGAATATCATAATATCAAAAGTATAAGTCATTACAGGCTGACAAATGAAAAACAGGATAAAGCATATTATCCTGTTAATCCTTATCAGTTAGCCTACTCGTATGACTACTATTGGCATAATGGTATATTTCGCAGGAAATTGTATTTTCCCAATATTAAAAACGGAAGCAGATTTATATCTAATGTAGATAACACGATAGTTCAAGGATGGACATTACTTCCGCGTAACGGTGGAAAAATACTATTCATTACCAAAAGCTATAAGGATATACTTATTTTTAATCTGCTTGGCTATTGGGCGATAGCACCTAATAACGAAGGAGCTTTTCTTCCTGAAAAGGTAATACAAAAACTCAAGAAAAGATGGGACGATATCTATGTCTGGTATGACAATGATGAAACAGGCATAAAGAAAGGAATGGATTTTGCCAAGAAATTCAACTTTCCTTTCACCTGTAATCCTTTAGGCGATTCTAAAGATCCATCTGATTTTGTCAAAGATCATGATCTGAAAAGATTCGATGAACTTGTCAGTAACTTTTTGAAAAATGCCAATAATTCTAAATAGAAGGAAGAAAAGGTATATATGTACTTATGTCAAATTAATTGACAATCAATATAAAGGAAATGTAGTGGTAGTCTGTGCTCACAATGATGTAATGGCTAAAGCTATTCTTTGTGAACAGTATAGAATCCCTGCTCAACAGGTAAAAACCTGTGCAGGGGAATATAAAGCTGAAGGAATTAAATCAATTCGTTTGGCAGAAACTAACCTTTATGAAGGAGGATCTGTTCATGAGAATTTTAGTGACGATTAATGAATTTGAAGATAAAATGTTATTGTCCAAAAAATCACGTAAAACAGGAAAGTCTAAATACTGGGCTGTTAACGGACAATCACTTTACAATTCATCATTACATTTTACAGCAAGAGCAAAAGTAACAGAATATTTCCATAACTATCTTATCAGACATATTTTAGATCAGATCACACCATCACAGATATTAGAACTGAATAAATGTCTTGAAGTTGATCCCTATACCAAGCTTGCAATATCACTTGATATTTATGAAATCAAGCGTGGAAAAATGCCTGATATAGGTAATTTATGGTTATGGATTAAATGGTTTGAAGACGCTTTACAAAAATGTGAAATTATCCCAAACGATAATCCTAATTACGTTATTGAAAGCGGACGTAAAACTTATCACTGGGTCAATGATCCTTCGGAGAGAAAACTCCAATTTAAAATTGAAACAATAAAACAATAAAATTTTGTACTCATGAGTAAAAGAAAAGTAACATTGAAGCTTACCACACAGAAAGATCTGGTTGTACGTGAATCAGAAGCTCGTACATTTGGTGAACTTAAATCAGAATTCAGCGATATCAAATTCGATGGAATGAGAGTTGTTGAAAGATCAACAAAGAATACCCTTCAGATGGATGATGCAATTCTTCCTGCAACTGATTTTGTTCTCTTTGTTGTTCCTGAAAAGGTAAAATCCGGATACCATATGCCTGTAATTGATGTTGAAACAGCATCGTATAACGAGCTACGCAGTTATATTTCAACCTTGAACAAAATAAAGAATGCAAACATTCCAATAAACGGAAAGATTGAAAACCTGCGTAACGGTTTAAGGCAGTACCTCAAAGGTACTGAAACACCTGATGACCTCAAACCTGTTGTTGAAGAAGCCACTTCTATTGAAATAATACAGGAATGCAAAAATCAAATCAACAGGGCAATTGATACACTTATCGAAGTAGTTGAAAAAGCTTCTGCTACTTCTGTTCCAGCTGAAGAATATGTAATCAAGACAACTCTCAAAGATCTCGAAAATGAAGTTGACGAGATAAAGAAAAGCCTAAAGCTGTAGATCTTGTACTTTGCATATTGATCAATTTTTGAGGTGGTGTTGAAATATACACCACCTTTTTTAATTAAACACTTAATACTATGGAAGAAGTAATACAACCAACTGTTAGAGAAGAAACGGAACCAATAGTAGATACAAATAATTTTTTTGAAGAAGATGAAGAAAATGAAGAAATTAACAAAATTCTGATAAACAACAATGATGTCCTGGTTGATAATAATTTATTACCTGAAAATCCTGTTAAAGAAATAGATGAAATTCTGAACAAAGAAGAATTGAAACCTGAAACTGTTATCAGATATGTCAGAAAGAAAAGATACAGAAATAGAAAACCAGATTTTGTTTACAATTTAAGTCAATATAATCTTCATTCTTTAAGAAAACATAAAAAAAAGCAATATTTTGAAGATACAATAAAAAATATCCTGCTTGAAAACAACAATAATATTGGAATGGTTGTTCATCATGGCTGGTATTTTTTTATTTATGTTAACGAATACAACAATTTCGTTCTTACAAGTTCAATAGCAATTGACAATGAAAATAATATAAAATTTCCAAGGCAATATAAACATTTAAGACATTTATCCAATTCTGATATTTCGAGGTATTTTCCTTCTTATCTGGATCATTATTACTCCGAGAATTATTTATATTCGTCTGACCAATCAGTTTTAATTTTTGATTTTAAAAAATTCTTCAATTCTAAAGGAAAAGAGTTTATCATTAAATTTAAAAGTGAATTTAGTTATAGAAATATTCTTAATCTAAAACATTTTTTAATAAATTCATTAATAAGAAATATAGATAAACGGGAAATCTTAAGGAATTATACCGGAAATATATACGACGAAATTGAGTATGATATTTTATCAGTATATTCTATTTTAGTTAATGGATTTGAAGAATTTATTATTAATTTCTGGATAATACTTAAAGAAACTAATATTATTATTAGTAATTCAATAGAACAACAGAAAAACATAGGTGATTTTTACATTTATCTACATGCAGAATGTAATAATTACGAATTCAATATTGTTAGCAGTTTAAATGGTATAAAGGTAAATTATTCGATAACAGAGTTAATTAATCGTTATACTCATTCACATCTGCCATCAGAAAGCAACGAAAGATTCTCCAATTTCTGTCTTGGAACTTCTAATCTTTTTGCAGGAATATCAAAAATAAACGAAATTGATTTTCAAGGTTTATTATTTGGTATAAAAGACTATTTGAGATGGGAAAGTCTCGAAGGTGGTCCATACAAAAAAATAGAACATTTAAGTTTATTAAAACCTGTTGATATTGAAGAAACAATAATATTTGATTCCATTTATTCAAAGGATGAATTAAAATATTTAATTACAGCAATCCTTAACCATCTCGATGTTTTTAAGTCTATTTTCAAGCTTAAATGTATTAACGGGAAATACAAATTTCAATATAACATTTATGAACTTTTTGATGTTATAGCAGAAATATATCAGGAAGATAAGGATTTACAAGAGATTATTAATTCACAAATTTATTTTTACAATCGTTCAACTAAAAAAATATTTACAAGTAGTTATAAATTCAAAGATTGGGATAATTTTGTTAATGAATATAAGAATCTCTTAATCAATCGTTTACCTGCATATTTTAAAGGAGAAATAATTTATCCCGTTTTACGAAACAACAATGACCAGGAAGAAAGGAACGAACTTAAAAATTATATGATTATTCCTAATTTTTACGAATTAATAAAAATTGCTAATGCTTTTAACGAAATGTTAAATAAAGAATTAACTAAAGATGAGTACACAAACAGAAATTAAAAAGAAAACAACTTATCCGATATATGAAATGCCGGATAAAGGTAAGATAATTCTTACTCAAAACATACTAATGCAAATCGTATATCTGCATTCAGTCATAGGAAAAACAGAATGGTCAGGAATATTACTTTATGACGTAATATCAGGCAATCCTTCCAAACCTTCTGAATTTGTACTGAAAGCAAAACATATCTTTTTGATGGATATTGGAACTATAACAGCAACTTCTTATGATACCAATGAAGATATAGTTGATATCTATGACAATATTGAAGGAAGCATGGAAATGAAAATAGGACATATTCATTCACATCATAATATGAATGCTTTCTTTAGCGGAACTGACAATGATGAATTGATGGAGAATGTGGATAAACATAATTATTATGTATCCCTTATCGTCAATTTCTCCGGTAATTATGCATGTAAAGTTGCTTTTTTGTCAGAAACAAAAAATATAGCCTGGATGCATTATACCGATGATCATGGTGAATTAAAGAAATTCAAATCAGAAACTGTTACAAAACAAATGATTGTGATCAATATGAATATTGCAATGGAATATGACAACGATTTCTTTTTCAAAAGACTCGATCAAGTTAAAAAGAAGATCGAAGACGCTAAGAAAAAGCAAACAAACAAAAATGTCAATTCTCAAAAATCACTCAATATTCAAAACAGTCAAAGAACAATATGGAATTCAACAGACGAAACTAATAAAGAACCCGATCCTACAAATCTTACCAATTCAGAAGTTGAAAAACTTACAAGAAATATTCTTACTTTAAACTCTGATCTGGAAGAAACAAGGTCTGTTTATACTCTTCTTATGTTTATAACTGACAAGACAACAGAAGAAGAATTTAATTTCTATTGTGAATATTTAGAGATGAATATAGAACTGGTTATTGAAGCATTCTTTGGTAACAGGGTTCTTACAGATGATGAACTTACAAATGTTATTAAGGAAGTAAAACTATCAATTAACAGGTTCTATGCTGTAAAACAACTTACACGTTATATCAAAATGATTAATGAAAGTCTTGATAGTTATTTAAAAGTTGCTACACAGGATAAAGATTTTGACGCAATCAATGAAGCAATAAAACTTGATGAAGAACTTAAAACACTTGTAATCAAATGAAAATAATAGATGTAAAAAAATCCAGATTTCGGGATGCTGATTGGTTTGAGAAAGCGGATACCCTTAAAACCCCGATTGTTATCGGTGGAGCTGGCGGTATAGGAAGCTGGCTTGTTTTATTTCTGAGCAGAATTCTTAATAACTGTACTGATCTGTATTTATTCGACTTTGACAGTGTTGAAGAAGTAAACATTGCAGGACAATTTTACATGACAAATCAGATAAATTCAAATAAGGCTGTTGCTGTCAAAGAAGTTGTATCAATGTTCTCAGGATTTAATAATATCATTCCTCAAACAGAACCATATGACAAGAATTCAATTGTATCTCCTATAATGTTTTCATGTTTTGATAATATGAAAGCAAGGAAGATAATGTTTGAGAACTGGAAAAAAGAAGCTCTTTCCAATCCAACAATTAATTCCATTTTTATTGACGGAAGACTTATTGCAGAACAGTTTCAGGTATTTTATGTAACACCTGACAGAATTCCTTCATATAAAAAATATCTTTTTGATGATAAGGATGTTCCTGATATGAATTGTTCATACAAACAGACAAGTCATTTTGCAGCAGCAATAGCTGCTAAGATGGTACAGGGATTTACTAATTGGCTAAGCGGTGAATTACCATTTTATTATGAAGAAATCGGACCTTTATTTCTTACTGAAACTAAAAATGAATAGTTATGAATTTAATAACAATTTGTACTCCGATTCAAAGAAATGATAGCAAATGGAGAGATGAATTTAAAATCCAGGGAAGATACTATCCAATGCTTAAATTTTCTCATTTAAGTTGTACTAATCCGTTAAATATTAGAGGAGTACCAAACAGAGAATTAATTAGATATAACAAAAACATTTGTTATAATTTTTTTCCTAAAAGTTCAAACAGTACAGTAAGAATATATAATCAGAGATATAATTTTACAGTCTTTACAGGTTTTTATTCTATAATTGGATTAAAAAATGAAAAGAAAATTAACACCAATATAAATCTCTCTACAAAAGACTTAAATTATACACTTTTTGCTGATTATGATATACTTGTACTTGGTGTTGTGGATAAAGTTTATGCAAAAAATTTAATCGGAAATTATTCTTTTTATAATAGTTTTACTTTAAATTCAAAAAGAATAACTTTACTGGTTTCTAATCAAGTATCGAAAAATGAATTTTACTGCAAAAGTGTTTATAATTCTACTCTCCGTAAACATATTCTTAAATTCTTGAAAACAAGCGAATTAGAAGGCATAAAGATCAAAGTTGTGCCTCATGAATATCTGAATCAGTTTATTGATTCAAAAGATGGTGTTTTTCTTAAAACCAATTCTCTTACAAAGATCAGGGAAATCGAAACCGATGTGAAAAACGCCTTTTTCTCTAACTTTAATTTAGAAACTATTGAGTAATGATTGAAACAATGACCAAAGAGGCATTTCATGCCATTCAAGGTGTCAGTTACTCAAAACTCTCAAAATTAGCAGATGGACCTATAGCTTATTTGTCGAGTCTCGAACGACCACCAAAGGGTTCGGGACTCGATCTTGGGTCAATTGTCGATAAAAAGTTGACAGATCCCGATCATTTCGATGATGAGTTTTATGTAATGACCGCAACCATTCCTGAAAGCGATATGATGAAAACATTCGCTGAAGTGTATGCTGAAACCGGAGATCAGGAAGAAGCTTGGAGAAAATCCGGATTTAAAATCGGACTCGACAGAGTTCTTACAAAATTTCAAACAGAAGGTTTGCAATACTACAATGCTCTTATTCTTGGAAAAGACAAGAATATAGTTGATGCATCAATGGTAATGAAAGCAAACCAGATTGTAAATCAATTACAATCAAATCCCTTTACAAAGAAATATTTCATTCCTGAAAATGATTCAATAGAGATTAAATTTCAAGTACCTATTATCTGGAAAGCAAACATTTTAGATCTTAAAACAGACAGTACATTAGAAGTTGTATTCAAAGGTATTATTGATATTCTTTATATTGATCATCAGAACAAATTTATTTATGTATTAGATATTAAAACAGGTTCTGAAGGATTCTGGAAATCATTCTGGAAATTTAAATACTATTTACAAGGAGCTATGTATGCAGAAGGAGCATTAAAAGTATTCGGACAACAGTTTGAAGACTATCAGTTTGTTCCTACAAAATTCATCTATGCTGATGCCAATCTTATCTATCCACCAACAATCTTCTCGATGACACCTGAAGATATAGTATGTGGAAAGTATGGATATTATGCACGTAGTCAGAATGGTAGTACAAAGTTAAAATATAAAGGTTATATTCAACTGGCTGAAGAATTAAACTGGCACATAAACACAAATTGTTGGGACTATCCCTATGAAGTCTATAAGACAAACGGTGAAGTAGAGATAGATGCCTTTACAGTTAAACTATAAAATTTTGGTGGTGATGAGAGAAGATACTGATTATATAAACATCATCGAACTTGAAAACGGTAAGATATTGAGTGTTAAACCGCTTGACGCAAGTCGATTGTTTATTGATACTTCGAACATAGCTTATCTTAACATTCAGAAGAATAAAGATAATAATATTTCGAAGGTCTCCTTTGAAGATGATAAATGGATATCATTAGGAGACAAATTAACAGTAAAAATAGGATTAGTTGATTCTGTATATGAAGTAAAAATGATAGTAGTAGAGAAAAATCAACAGAACGTAATTCTTTTCAGTGCATTACCAAATAAAACCAGTACGTTTCTTCTCCCTTTATTGAATAAAACCAAAAATCAACTTAAATATGACACATATTTTGTTAACGCTTATCTTACTAAAGATCGTAAACATTTATGTTTATTATACAGATTTACAGGAACCAAACATTATAAAGAATTCGAGGATAGTATGCTAAAAGAGAAACTCTGTATAAAGCATATAGACTATGATCCTTATCATGTAATGTATTTGTTCAGGATACCGGACAAATTCAAAGAAGATGTAAACTTCTTTATTGAAGGAAAGTATTCAAAATTTTCAAATACATTGAAAAGCTTGATATTCAGATTCTATGGCAGTTCTACAGAAACAGTGATCTTCCAGGTCATACACAAATCTCCACAGCTAAAAGCAATGATAGAAAATGATCTACATGTCAAACTTGATGATGATATGGAACTTGCATCAAAACCTATCCTTGAACAAGAAATCATTAAATTTTAAAAATTCATGAAAAATATATTTAAAAAAAAACCTTCTGCAGAAACACTGCAGAAGGTTTCTTCAGATTTTTCTGATAAACTGGAAAATGCTCTCAAAGAATTTGAATGCGATATTCTTCGCAGAACAATCAAAAATCTTAAAACTGAAATATCAGAATTAAGAAAAAGAGAACTCAGTATGAGAGATTTTACAGCTTCCGATATGTTCATTGAAATCTCAAAAACTGTTTCTGATCCTGAAAAGGCAGCAGAAGATGCTTATCGTGCAGCAGATGCTTTTATGCGTATTCGCGATAAAGGCAAATCTTATCAGGAAGATATAGTTGAGAAACTCAAAGAAATCGTATCCTCTTCCGAAAATAATGAAGAATTGGGTACAAAAGTTAAACTTTTTATCACAAAACTTTAAAACAAATGAAAAATTACAATAACGAATTTTATACAGAAAGTCTCAGAAGAGCTTTAGCTGCTCCTGTTCCTGCTCAAACAGATTCCTATACTCCTGTTCCTCATTCTATGTTTCTTAATCTTCTCAAAAGAAAGATCGAAGAAAATGGAAATCAGATAGAATCTCAAAAGATCTATACCGATTTATATGGAACCAAACTTGTCGGATATTATAATATCCGTAATAACGAAGTTACTCAAAATGATCTTGGTATGCAGATGATGTGTGGATTTAAAAACAGTTATGATAAGACAATGGTAGCAGGATTTGCTGCCGGAGCCAATGTTATAGTCTGTGGAAACGGAATGGTAAGAGGTGATATCATCAGCTTTAAACGTAAACATACAGGAAGCATTATACAGGAACTTGGTGCAATAATTGAGTCAAGCATCCAGAGAATGACTGAAGGATTTCACAGGCTTGTAGATGATGCCACATTAATGCGTAATTACGATCTTACCGAGAGACAAAGAGCTGAAATTCTTGGTATAATGTATTTTGAAAAAGAACTTGTTAAACCTAACCAGCTATCCTACATCAGGCATCAAATCAAAAAGTCTGAAACATTCAGAGGAAATTCAATGTGGGATCTGTATAATCATGTTACAGAAGCTCTTAAATCAGCTCCGGTTTTAACTCATATAGACGATCATATTCGTCTGCATGACTTTATGCTGGAAATGGCTGGTGTGGAAGAACCAATAGGATTTCCTAACCTGGAACCAACTCCTGCTATAGAAGTTAATGTTTCTGAAAAGGATCATTATCTTCAGGATCTTTTCCTGTAGATTTACCGAGATAGCCTGTAGGCTCTCTTTAATTTCTTAATATATATTTATGACAGATTTCAAGTATCTGTTAGGAGATGAGTGGTACGAAGCTTTAAAGGACATGATCGACTCTGATTATTTCAGAAACCTCGGTAGTACTATTGCCAGGGAACGATCTCTCAGACAAATCTATCCTGAAAAAGGATCAGATCTTCTTTTTAAAGCATTTCGTACCACACCCATCTCTGAAATCAAAGTGGTAATCCTGGGACAAGATCCTTATCATGATGGTTCGTATGATGGATTCGCATTCAGTAATTCTCCTGATAAGCGCGGAAGAATATCTCCATCACTTCAGAACATACTTACAGAAGTTCAAAGCGATTGCTATCCTGAAAAGGATCTTAAAACATATTTCGCTGAAGACCATTCGATAATTAGTCTGGAAAGATGGGCAAAGCAGGGAGTATTACTGATTAATACAGCTCATACAGTTGCCAAAGGAGTACCTGGAAGTCATACTGCATTGTGGAAATATTTCACAGAGAAAATAATAAAACAAATTCTTGTTCTACAAAGACCTATAGTATTTATTTTATGGGGTAATCATGCAAAGAAAATTTATAATGACTCTGTTTCGAAAATGACACCAACAGAAAAGTTATGGTACGATAATCAGTTGAAATTGAATATTTCTTCTGCTCATCCTTCACCTTTTTCGGCATACCAGGGATTCTTCGGAAGCAAACCATTTACTCGTGCTAATAATTTTCTTGCAAATAATAATTTGAAAACTATTGTTTGGTAATCTAAATTTTCTAAATTTGCATTATAACTGGTCTAATATTTAATACTAAATAGTCTAATACGATTTGTTAGGAGAAGCAGATCGTTGGTTGTAGTACCAAAAAATAAGACAAATGAAGGCTATCGACAAAGAAAAAGTGGTAAAACTATTAAAAAGGTATGCTTTGGATCATGGTCATCCGGATCTTTATAAAAATTCAGAAGACCTTGCATCACAAATACTTAAGTGTAACATATCTTTTGATATGGATAACGTGCCACTTAAAAATCCGATACGCAAAAGACCAAGATTAAGTTGATAGAGAATGGAACTCAGGCATATGGTGTAGTGGATTAAGTTCCAAGCACAGCGGTTAAAACTGTTAATTTATAAAATAAAAGGTTCTCATATAAAAACGGAAAGGGATTAAATTGATTCCGGTCTGGCAAATAGCTGAAAAATCCGATACTTCAGCAATGTAAACGTCCTTCGCCTATGTGGTTTCGGAAAGGATATAAGCCTGATAAACAAAGCCTTTTATTTTTAAAATTTAATCAGTAATATGATCCGGAAGTTTTTAGTCGAGTTGAAACTTCTGTGATAGAACGGGTGGTGAGATCCACTATTACTGATTATTTCTATGAAGCATTGGAGCTAAGACGTATGATATCTATCGTCTAAATAGTGTAAGGATTGATAAGCTCTTACACCTTCATAGCGCGATCCGACAGTAGTAATACTGAAGTTCGGAAGACCGGAGTGAGATTCTCCGGTCAATACAGGAAGATGGCGGAATTGGTAGACGCTAATCAGAAGGAACATCTGAGGAGTGCAGAAAGCGAGGTGCATTAAGTTAGTATGTTGCAGGTTCGAATCCTGCTCTTCCTACATAAAATTGTCTGCTGAAGGCAAACAGTAACATATTAAATTAAGGACACTGTTGCGCAGCAAACCAGCATTAAAAGTTATTCCATCTTGGAAATGGACAGACAATTTTATTATTAAAATTGGTAAATGAGTATGATTGAAGATCATGTACCACAAGGTGTAAGAATTCAATTTTCTTCATCCACGCAAAACTAAATTTTTAATTTATCTAAATTATGAATGCTACTGTTACTATGCCTTTATCTGAAGTAGATGCTCTTAGAAACGATCTACAAAAAGCTGTTGATCATATAAAAGAACTTGAATCTACTCAAAAGAAAATTAAAATAAACTACATGAATAAAAACAAACCATTATTTGATCAGAAAAAACAACAAATTGTAATTAACAAGTACAAATCTCTTACAAAAAATCTTTCAAAAGCAAAAACCGCAAAGGAATGGAATGCACTAAGAATGGATCTTAGCAGCAAATTTTCTGGTACAGCAGAAGAAAAGTTAATGTTATTCGGATACATAGATGGTATCCTTCATGGTCAAATATTTAAAACACAAAAACATGAACAACTTGTCGACACCGTTTGATAAAATAGTAGAACCTGTAATTACATCAGATTATCGCATAAATGAAACAGTAAAGAAGATTATGAGTCTTACTGATCATGGAAAAAAATTCAATGCAGAAATTGATATAAACAACAAATACAAAGATATCGCATCTGCGCTGTACGATCTTATGGAAAAGGTATTTGGTATTTATGTAGTAAATATCATAGTTACAGGAAAGTTCGGAAGATTTATCAGGAACTGGATTGAACATTTTGGATTTGATTATGATGTGGTTTATGAACTTGAAGAAGGAGAATCACTTGAAATATTCAAAGAAGATCTCAGAGGTACTGATTTCATAATCATGAATGATATTGTTCCTGAAAATCAAAAGTTCATTAGAGAACATGTTGAATCTCTTGGTGGCATTTATAAAGGAACATTTGTAATCTACAATCAACGGGAAAATAGTCCTGAAATATATTCCCTTTATTAAGAGCAGGTTGCCTTTGTAGCTTTAATTGGGAGAGCAGCGGTTTTGTAAACCGAAGGTTGGCGGTTCGAGTCCGTCCAGAGGCTCAAGGAGAGAGACCATACCCAAGTATTAATAACCAAATATGTACCCCTTGTGGTTCAAACCTAAAGGATGGTCATGACTGTTAAACTGATACTTTGTTTTGATTAAACGAAAAATCTACTGAGATAAGCAATGGGGATTGCTTATCTCTTCTCTCTCTTGATTTAAATTATTCATTCAAATGGAAAGAAAACTTGCAAGTGTGCAACGTATTGTTGCTATTGATTCCATTGAAGGTGCTGATAAGATCGAAGTAGCTACAATTCTCGGCTGGAAGGTGGTTATCGCAAAGAAAGATAACTTCAAAGTCGGAGATAAAGTAGTATATGTTGAAATTGACAGCATCTTACCTGAAAAGCCTGAATTTGAGTTCATGCGCGAACGTAAATTCAGGGTAAAAACAATCAAACTTAAAGGTCAGATTTCCCAAGGAATTTGTTTTCCTATGGACATTTTACCAAAATCAAGAACAGCGTACAATGTAGATGATGATGTAACAGATGTCATCGGCATTAAAAAGTATGATCCTCAAGCTGATTGGGAAAAGAAAGAAACAGAAAGATTTGAAGGTATTTATAAGAACAGGTTAGATAAATTTATGAAACGCTATTCCTGGTACAGAAAATTAACCTTTAAACCAAGTCGTGCTCCTTTTCCTCCGTTCATAAAAAGAACAGATGAAAACCGTATTCAGCTTTTTCCTCATTATTATGAAGATTGGAAGCATCTCAGATTCAGTGTTACTGAAAAAATTGATGGTCAGAGTGCAACTTATTTCGTAATGCTCAATCCAAAGAAAGGTCTGTTTCAACCTAAATGGTTATTTGGAGTATGCAGTAGGAATTTTCAACTCTTAAAGCAAGACAACAGCTCGTATTGGTTTATTGCTGATAAGTACAATCTGAAAGAGAAAATGATCAAATATTGTGAAAGATATAATGCAGAAAGACTTACTATTCAGGGAGAAATAATCGGTCCGAAGATACAGGGTAACAAATACAATGTATCGGAACCTGATTTTTATGTATTCAATATCATTCTCCATAAACATCAATTGCCTCTTTTCTTTGATCAGCAAGAACAGGATGCAGATTGTCGATACGAACTGGATCTTAAACCAGTTCCTGTTATCAGTTACAGTTTTGAATTATATCCTACAATGCAGGAGATGATTGATTATAGTTCTGCTCCGTCAACTCTTTGTAATATTCCAAGAGAAGGAATAGTAGTTCGTAATTACGAAAATGGTATTTCCTTCAAAGTAATTAATTCAGAATTCTTACTTAAATACGACAATTAATATGGAAACAATATTCAGATATAATGGAAACCCTATAACCTTTAGAAAAAACGGTGAAATATGGATCAATGCAACTGAGATGGCAAGACCGTTTGGTAAAAGACCTGCTGAATGGCAAAGATTACCTTCAACTGTAAAATTAATATCTGCATTTCGTGCTATGGGAAAATCCCACAGCACCAATGATGTGATAATCACGGAGTCTGGCAGTGCTAAAACAAAAAATCTTGGTGGTGGAGCAACCTGGTTACACAGAAAACTGGCAATATCTTTTGCTATGTGGTTGTCTGATGATTTTCATTTATGGGTTCTTGATCATATTGAAGAACTAATGGATAAAGGTATCACAACTCTTGATTCTATTTCCAAAAAAGATCTTGCTAAAATGCTTTATGAATCTGAAGTTGAAAAAGAAAGACTTCAAGCTTTAAATGAAGAGAACAATAAAATGATTGTAGCTCTTTATCCTAAAGCTCATTTTGCAAATACTATTCTTGAATGTGACGGTGATTTCACAATGAATGAATTAGTAAAACAATTAAGAATTAAAAATGAAAAAGGAAAGATTATTGGTTACAAAACTTTCTTCAAAATGTTACGAAGAGATAAGTTTATTGATCAATACAATCGTCCTTATCAAGAACATGTAACCGCAGGAATTCTTTATATGAAACCTAAAAAAGGTTATGATAGACAAGTAAGATCTCAATTAATGACAAATATAAAAGGAGTTGAATTTTTCAATAACTTTTATAATCCTCAAAACGATCAGTTACAATTAATGTTAACAGAGTGAACTACCCACCCACGCCAGAGGCGATGGGTTGGGCTTCAGGAGTCAACACTTTGACTAACGTCAACAGTTCGTCCTGATTTTTAA